GGTGCCGTTGTACACCGCGATGTTGGCGTCGGCGGTTACGCCCCCGGGCCCTGTAACGTCGCCGCTCCCGCCCGAGGCGGCAATCGTCAGCGTGTTGGCGACGTCGTTGTAGGTCAGCGTGATGTTGCTGCCCGCCTGTAGCAGCCCCCCGGCCCCTCCGAGGCGGTCGTCGATCAGCTCTGCCAGATTGGCCAGCAGCACGAGGTCGCTGATCTTCTTGCCGCCATCCTTGATTGACTTGCCGTCGGTGGCGTTGAACACCGCGATGTCGTCGACGACCGCCGGGGGCGTTCCAGCCCAGACGACGTCGCCCGTGCCGGAGCCGCTGGCACCGGGATCGCCCTTGTCGCCCTTGTCGCCCTTGGGGCCCTTGATGTTGGTTTCTGGAGACCAAGCCACAGGTCACACCCCCTTGGCCCGCCACGCGGCGGTTGTCGCGTCCCAGCGGTAGACGTCGCCGGTATTCTCGTCGAGATACATGTCGCCCTCGACCCGCGTGTCCGGGATGCCGAGGCCCGGAGGACCCGCTCCGGTGTACCACCGGGAGCCCCGCGTGCCGTCGCCTGTACCCCCCGTGCCCGGAGGCCCGGGCGGCCCAGCGGGGCCCGCAGGGCCTTGGGAGTAGCTTGCAGGGCTGAGGGGGCTGGAACTGGTGTAAGCCTCCCCGCTGATCGCCACCCGGCCTGCCGCCAGCATGCGCTGCGGCTGGCCAATCGAGTTCCGCTCGTAGACCTCGATACGGAACCGGTCGACCATGACGGAACCGGGAATGATCGCCACTCCGGCAGCCCCGGTCGGGTCGTCGATGGTGATGTCGTAGGCGTGGATGTCGAAAGTGAGCTGCGGACGCAGCACCAGCTGCGGGGACATGTTGGCGATGGCGGTGTAGGCGAGGTTGCCGGGGGTCCTGAAGTGGAACCGGGTGTCGCCCGGCATGCCAGCCGCCTGCGTCCAGCCGACTTCGGAGCAGCCTGTGGGGTCGATGTAGATCGTGGACTGGTTCATCGGACCCCCTAAAACGGCTTGCTGTAGCCTAGCATTGCGCCCCAGTTCGCGGGGGCCTGCGCGTCCGGCTTGAACAGATTTCCGCGCGCCGTCAGTTCGCCGTCGCCGACGGGTATACCGTACTGCGCGGATATCGCCGGGTTCGGGGCGTTACGATCTTGCAGCGACAGTTGCGGCAGGTTCGGGCCCTGCGGGCCCTCGGTCATGAAGTTGCCTGCGCCGCCGCCTTGTTTGGTGGCCTGATTTTGCAAGTACACGGCAAGGGCGTTGCGAAGTTCGTCGTTCACCGCAGCTCCTGTTCCAGCGCCTTGACGCGCCTGATGAGGTCGAGCATCGGATCTTGCGGGGGCGGCGGCGGGTCTTTGAAGGTCTGCGTGGCAGCGTCGTAGATCTTGCGGCCAAATTCCTCCTGCGGGTCGAGGCCCGTGAAGCCGTCGATCTCCAGCACGGTCGCGCCCGCCGGGAACAGCTTCGTCGGGTCTGTCGTGGCCGCGCCGACGATGCCGTCGATGACGGTCAGTTTGACGGTGTCCCCGTAGAAGGTCCAGTTGAGGTAATCGTACCAGTCGACGCCGTCGCTCTCGCGCCGCGCGAACAGCGCATTGTGCGGGGCCCACCCCGGAAAGGGCTCCGGCGTGTAGCGACACCACGCGCCATGATTTTCGATGATGCGGGTCATACGTAGCTCACCGTGATCCACGAGCCGCCGATGTTCACCTGCATGATACGGACACGGAAGCCGAGCGGCGCGGGTTGGCCGCTGATGCCGTACCAACCCCAGCCGGTCACCACGCCGCCAGCGACGGGCTCCTGATAGCCGCCCGGCCCGGTCTGGGTCTGAATGTCGCCGTAGTTCACCAGCCGGACGCCCAAGACGGCGGCGGGCAGTGCCGCGAAATCCCGCTTGGTCCAGAACTGGTGGACGACCGCACCGTAGCTGCCGCCGCCCATGTAGAAATTACCGTCCGCGCCGAGACCGAAATTGGCCCCGAACACGGAGGGGATCAGGAAGTTCATCGCCGCGTTGGCTGGGCCGCGCACCGAGATGGTGCCCGCGTCTCCGGTATTGATGCCGGTGCCGTTGGTGGTGATCAGGGGACCCGTCATGGTGTCCCCGGCCTTGTTGACGTTGGCCCCGTCCACCGTGCTGATCGCGCTGTCCACGTAGCCCTTGGTGGCGATGCCGAGCACCGCCGTCGGGTCCGCCGCGACCGAGCCGAGGCCCGTGGCGCGGTTGAACATCAGCGAGGCCCCGAGCAGCGTGGTGCCGTCGTCGGCGTAGCGCAGCAGGTCGAAGTCGGAGCCCGCATTGGCCCCACCCTCCACCGTGCCGTTGCCGTAGCGCATGATCCAGCGGGTCTTGCCGGTGTCCTGCCCCCGCACGCTGGCGTCGGTGCCGTCGGTGGCGTTGAGCGTCAGCGTCGGCAGCGTCTTGGCGATGATGACGTCGCCGGTCGCCGTGCCGCCCGCCGCAGCCAGCTTGGTGTCGGCGTAAGCTTTGGTTGAAGCGTCCTGCGCATTGAGCGGGTCGGCGAGGCCCGTGATGCGCTTGTTGTTGAACGGGATGTTCTGCGTGACGACGGTCTGGCCGTCGCGCGTGATGCAGTTGCTCAGGCCCGCGGCAAAGCCGTCGTCCTCGACGTCGTGGAAGTCGGCGCGCACCTTGATGCCAGCCGCAGCGTCAGCGACCCAGTTACGGACCCGCTGGTAGACGCCTGATCCGTTGAACGGCATGGCTCAGTCCTTCTTCGTGAACGGCTTCTTGGGCAGTTTTTTCGGCGGCAGCCCCACGGCGGCGTCGCTTTGCGCGTCGAGTATCTTGTTGACCTTCTTCGGCGGCAGCATCTTGCCGGACTTCGGCAGCGTGAACTGGCCTTTTGGCATCGGGGGCTTCATCGGTTTACTCCCTGTTGACGAAACTTGCGCCGTAGTGACCTGCGGCCCGGGCCGCGTCCTGTTTCGCCAGCAGCAGCGACAGCGCGTCGCGCGGCACATAGGCCCCGGGGGCCTGCGCGGTCGAGCCCGTGACGATGTTGCGAAGCAGATCGTTGACCTTGCCTGCGCTCTGTTCGGCCAGTTTCTGGCGCAGCACGCTGCTGCCGCCCTTCGCACCCAAGCCCGCGGCTATTGCCGCCACCCCGGCCCCGGTGGCTCCACTGCCGCCTCTTTCGTCGAACAGAGTGGGCAAAGCGAGCCCCGCCGCCGTCCCGACAGAGCCGTAGCCGATCAGGTTGTTGCCCCAGCGGTCCAGCCCCTTCGCCGTCGCCGCGGTCTTCGGCGAGCCTTCGACGATTTTGTCGATCAGGTTCATCTGGTCGGGCGTGTTCGGATTGTACTTTTTGCCGTCCAGAAAACGGTCGGAGTATTTCTCGAAGTTCTTCTCCACCTTGGCGGTCGGATCCGGGGCCTTGCGGGTGCCTTTCTCGGCGAGCGCCTCGACGGTGCTGGCCTGCGAGCCCCGCCGCCACAGGTCCCGGGCCTCGACGACGTCGCGCGCCGGGTTGACGCCCGCGGCGACGCTTCCGGCGGGCATGGTCGGCTTCGCCGTGCTGATGAAGCCGTCCAGTTCGTCGCCGAGGTCGCCCGCAATGCGCCGCAGCCGCGGATTGTCGCTGGCCTTGAGGTCACTGATCTGGGTCCGCATGTTCTGGAGTTGCGTCCACGTCGTGCGCTGGCCGCTCGCGCCGCCGATCTCGGCAAGGGCCGGGATCAGTTCGCGGTGCATGTTCGGGTTGAAGCCCTCGGCAGCGAGCCGCTGCGACACGTTCGCTGCCAGCGGCGCGGTCTCCGCGGGGCTGTAGTGGATGCCCGCGGCGTCCAGCCGCGAGTAGATGTCGCCGCCCTCGTGCTTGAGCAGCTGCGCATTGCCGCCGCGCGAGGCTTCGCCGATGTCGGCCTTGGCCCCGCTGACGCGCTTGAGGCGATCCAAGAGGCCGCCGACGATGGCCGATCCTGCGGCACCGATGCCGCCGCCGATGGCGGCACCCCCGGCGGCGCTGGTGGGGCTTTCGGCGTTGCGGGCCCCGCCTTCGATAGCGCCCTGCACGCCGGACTGGAGCGCCTGCTTGCCGAGACCGACGGCGGGCCCTACGGCCCTGCCGCCGCCGACGAGGCTCCCGGTGACGTCCACAGCGGTCCCCACGGGGCCCGGGGTATTCTTCTGGGCCTGCTTGATGAAGTCTTCCTCGGCACCGACGCCGCCGCGGTAATACTCGCCCGCGGTCGCGGGTTTACCGCCGAACACCTCGCCGACCTTGCCGCCGACCACTGACATCGCGCCGCTGATCGGTCGCATCAGGCCCGAGGTGACTTGGTCCTTGAGCCGCTCCGTGTAGCCGGGGTTCGGGTTGGCCGTCAGCAGGGCCTTGAGCTTCTCGCGGCGGATCTCCTGCTCGCGCGAGATCGCGGGCTCGTCGAGCTTATAGCCCGGAGGAAGATCGCCACCAGCCGCCGCAGGGGGCGGGTCGAGCGTGTATCCCGGAGGGAGATCGTCAGCCACTATTGCTTCTCCCATTTTCCATTGCGGCGGATGATCGGGCCGTCAGGCCCGTTGGCGGTGCGGCCCTCCAGCGGATCAGCCGCAGCGGCGGCAGCCGGTGCAGCCGCCTCGCCGGGCCGCGAGGTGTCGCCGCCGATCTTCTTGACGGCGCGCTCCTCGATGTCGCGGTCCTTCTTCGCCGCGGCCAGCACGTCGCTGAACGCGGCGCGCTTGGCTTCGATGGCGATGTTCGGGTTGTTGTACATCGCGATGAACTTCTTCATCTCGAAGTCGGTGCTCTGGCCCTTCAGGATGTTGGACATCGCCCCGGTGGCGACCTTGTTCATGGTGTTGTCGAACAGGGTGGTGCGCTGCGCCTGATCCTTGTCGCCGAGATAGCCGCCCGAGACGTTGGCGAGGGCCGTCTGTGCGCCTGCCCAAGGCCCGGTGTTGATGCCGCCCTTGAGGGCCTCCTCGGCACGGGTCAGCTCGTTGACCATGAGGTTCTTCTGCGTGAGCTGCTGCTCCAGCTCCGCGCCCTTGGCGACTTCCGCGGCCTTGGGGTCGGGGTTGATGACCTTCGCCGCTTGCGCCGGGGTAAGCGGTATGCCCGCATCGCTGGCGACCTTGCCCGCATCGCTCTTCGGCTGCGCCGCCGTGAAGGTCTGCTCGTTCTTCTGCTTCAGCAGGTCGTGCGCCTGCTGCGCCTCTTGCAGGGCCTTCTGCGCGGTAATCACCGCCTGACGGTCGCCGCTCTTCTCGGCACGATCCAGTTCGGCTTGCGCGCCCTTCCAGTTGCGCTCCGCCACCGCCTCGTCGCGCCGCGCCAGCGCGGCCTTGTCGGCGAGGTCGAGCTGAAGCTGCTGGCCTGCACGTTGGATGGTGTGGCCTTCGGTGCCCAGATCCTTCGTGATTTTCTGGCCTTCGCGCGTAACCTCGTGGCCGCCCTGCACGCCTTGCAGCGTCTTGTCCTGACCTGCGCGCGTGGTCGCGTCAGCTGCCGCCGCGCGGCGGTTCTCCGCCATCGTCGACAGCACCTGCCGCATGGTGTCGGGGTCGGCGCTGCCCATCGACGCGATCTGCTGCGAGCTTGGGCCCTTTTCCCAGTCGATGCCCGCCATCGTCTGCGCCAGCTGGTTCTTCTGGTCGGCGAGGGCCTGCGCCGTGCGTTCGGACTGCATCTTGTCGCCGATGACGCCGAGGACGTGCCCGACGCCGCCCGGGATGGTCTGGATCGGGGGCTCTGCCTGCTGCGACTGCGCCAGCTGGTCAGCCTGCCGCTTCTCAAGGGCCTTGATGGTCAGGGCCTTGAGCGGGTCGCTGTAGCCCGACGTGGTGGTTGAGGCAAAAATGGCCATCAGGCTAACCTTCCGCTGTTGAGGCGCTGCATCGTCATCGCCAGCTTCTGCCGCTGCATCTCGGCCACGCGCGGATCCACCGTCGGCACCGGGGCCTGCGGCAGCGGGGCCTGCGGCGTGACGGCGGCGGGGGTGGAGCGCGCCGCGGTCTGGGCGTTCGCGCCCTTGAGCATGTCGACGCCCATCTGCTGGAGCGTGTCGCCGACGATTGCGCCGTAGTCCTTGGACTTCTCGGGGGCCGCAGCAGCCACGGCAGGCGCAGCTGGGGCGCTGGTGTCGGCGGGCACGGGGTTGCCGGAATAGAAATCGGTGGTCGGCCCGGCACCCCCGGGGCCCGCGCCAATGCCTTCCCGGTTGCCGATGCCGGTGTTCTTTGCGCCATACCACGAGCCCCAGCCGTTCTGGGAGGCGTGCTTCAGCGCGTAGTCGATGGTGGCCTTCTCATTCGCGGGGTCGGACGGGTCGAGCCCGGTCGCCTTCTGGAACTCGTTGCCGAGGCCCCCGCCCTTGTAGAGCTGGAACGCGCCCCAGCTATCTTCGCGTCCGTTGTAGCTGCCCTTGCCGGTTCTCGGGACTGACGACTGGAAGGTGCTCAGGCCCTCGGACTTCGCCACCCGCAACGCGACTTCGGGGTCGATGCCGTATTTTACAGCGGTCGCGCGGATATGAGCCGCCATCCCGCGGGGGTCCACGGGATCGGTTTTTGGCGACTTCGGCAGGTCGTACTGTCCCGCGGCCACGGCACTCTCCCTATGGGGCCCCGGGCGGCTTGGGCCCGAATGTCTTGCCGCCCCAGCCTCCCGTCGGCACGCCCTGTCCGCTGGCCCTTATGGACGCCAGCAGCCCGCGCAGGTCATTAAAGCCGCCCATAGCTTTCGCCATCGCCGCCTGCTGGCCGGTGTCGGGCGCGAAGGTACCGGCGTTGTTGGGCGGGCCCCCGCCACCGACGGGCGGCAGGGTCATTCCGGCACCTCCGCCGCCAGCACCGGGCGGCTTGTAGTCGAACATGTCGGGCGTTAGGCCCTTCGCCATCGGGTTCGGGCCCTCGCCCGTGACCTCCGGCAGGAAGTTCTGGAACTTGCCGTAGCTGTAGGGGTCGGCAGGCGCGCCGCCCGCAGCCCCCGCAACCGGAAGGCCCGGTGCAGGTGCGCCCGGAGGCTGGTAGCCGCCGCCGCTAGAGCTTTCACCACTCGATCCCATGTTGCTTCTCCTGTCAGGGCGTCGGCGCAAGCTTCGCGAGCCCGCCGATCATGTTGAAGATGCCTGCGTTGGTGGTCGCCGCCGCGCCCACTTGGTTCTTGTAGTTGTCGCTGATGTACTGGCCGATATTCGAGCCTTGGATTGGTGCGCCTTGGAACGGCTGGAATTGCGGCACGGTCGCCTGCGCGCCGGTCATCAGGGCCGAAAGTTCGTTGATGGGCTGGTTGCGCAGCGCGATCTCTTCCTGCATCTGGCCGCCGCGGACGTTGTTGTAGTAGTCGGCCAGCGCCTTATCCATGTTGAAGCGCCCGGTCGCGACGTCGTTGTAGGAGGCCTGCGCCTTGCGACTTTCATCACCTGACGCAAGATAGGCGTTGCGGGCGGCCTCGGAGAGGTTATCGCCCTGCTGCATCTGGTAGTTGCCGTAGCCCTTGCCGCCCGGCGAGAAGCCGCGGGCCGCGAGCTGGGCCTCCTGCGCTTTTTGCTTGGGTTCGGCAGCGCGGTTGTAGCTGTCCATCATCGCTTTTTCGATGGCGGCGCGATCCGTCGGGCCCTGATCCTGCCGGTAGTCCTGCGCCTTGACGTCGGTCTGCCACGGCGTCCACGAGGCGCTATTTATCGGCTTCGACAGCGTGTCGCGAATTTTGGACGACTGTTCGACAGCCGTGGTGCCAAGATTATATTTGCCTTGGGTTTCGAGCGCCAACAGCTTTTGCTGATCGGGCGAGAGCGTGGTTGTGCGCTGGTAGCGCGGCGCGTAGCCCGTGACTTGTCCATTCGCACCATAGACCGGCACCTGTTCGACGGCTTGGTAGTTCACCGAGCCGTATGGGTTGACCTCGTTGGCGTTGCCCGCGACCGTGCTGTACTGGCTCGCCTGCTGGTTCTGCTGGTTCTGCGCCGCTGCGGTCGCATAGGGATCGGGCGCGCTGGGTTGTGAGGCCATCACTGGAGCCTTTCATGCGGGTGAAGTGCCGGTGCGGCTATCACGGTCGAGCCGGTGTAGCCCGGCAGGTATTTGCAGTCGTCTTTGAGCATGCCGTAGACGAGCGTGTCGCGCGTGCCTTCGAGGCCCATGCGGCGATAACCCTCGTAAACGAAGCCCATCCGCTGCACCTGACGCAGGGCCCGGCGATTGTCCGGCTCCACTTCGGCAGTGAGCCGTCGCGCGTTGGTAAATGCCGCCATGAAGATGGCGCGCAGTGCGCGTCGCGACATGCAGCGGGGGTCGAGGACCAAGATCGTCACCCGGCCCTCGAACCAGAACGGAAACTCGATAGCGAAGATGCCGACGATACGGCCTTTATCGGTGGCCCACGCCGAGAACCAGCGCGGGGCCTTCATGACGCACGCACTGAAGTCGATGCGGAGGTGCTTGGTCAGCAGCGCGCGGCCTTCGTCGGGGAGATCGCCGAACTGCACCCTCATAGCAGTCCCCCCAGTTCATAGATCACGTCGACGCCGGTCAGCGAGAACGTGCAGCCGGTGACGCTGATGCGGACACGCGCCGCGCCGACACGACCAAGGCCCGTGACGCCCTGCCAGTTCATTTTCGGCTGCGTCGCCGAGGCCCAGTCCGAAGTGTCCCACGATGCGGTATTCCACTCGGCACCGCCCGAGGCCCCCGCGGTGACGTCAGGCTGGTTGGTCGGCGGAATGTTGTTGTAGTCGACTTCGAGGTCGATGAAGGGCCGCGGCAGGCCGTCGGTGATGGTGTAGAGCCGCACCATCTTGAAGTTCTTCTTGCTGACGCTGCGGTAGTTCGACCACGCAAAGCGGACGTCAGCGTTGATGGCCGCGCCGTTGTCGTTGAGATACTCGGAGCCGCCGAGATAGATGCCGCCGGTCTCTGATGCGAAATAAGTCTGGTTGTTGAGCCAGCCCCAGCAGCGTGCCGGAATGTCGATCCACTTTGTCCAGATCGCGTCCGGCATCCGCCGCACCATCTGCTGGTACTTGCCGCCGCCAATCGGCATGTTGCAGATCGCGTGGTTGGTGTGGTGGTTGAGCATCGCCTGCCAGCCGAAGTCGGCGCGATGCAGCTTCGAGATGTCCTCGAATTCCTTGAAGACGTTGCGGTCGGCCTTGCCGAGGCTCTCGGTCTCGGCGCGGATCAGCGTCGTCATCGGCACGAGGCCCGTCGAGATCATGACGTAGAGATCGCCGCCGAAGTTGATGATGCAGTCCTTCGACATCGGCGCGTCGAAGCGGAAGATGCCGACCAGCTGGAAGTCGCTTTCGGGGTCGATGCCTGAGAGGATCGCGACCTCGCCGTTGCTGGTGAAGATCGCCAGCGCGTCGTCGAGCCCGGTGCCGCCGTCGATTGACCACGTATACATGCCGCGGATGACGCCGCCGCGCTTGAACAGCACGTCGAGCGGGAAAAGTTCGACCTGCCCCGACTTCTGCTGGATCGGCAGGTAGTAGACCGCAAGGCTCTCGCTGTCGGCGAACCACAGCCGGTTCATGTGCGAGAGCACCTTGTCGAACTTGGCCGGGACGATCCACGTCTCGCCCGCGGGCACCGTGACGGTTTCGGTGACGAACGTCGTGCCGTTCCACGACACGACACCGGCATGGCCGTTGACCATCACCGTGTAGTCGTCAACCGAGAGGTCGCTGAACGATGTCCACGCCCACTCATCGCCGCCGTAGCCGCTGGCGATCTCCACGCCGGAGAGATTGTAAAGCTTGCCGTTGTTGGCGGCGGCGGCGAGGCGCTGGACGCTGCCGTAGTACGGCACCAGCGTCGACACCGGAGGGTTGCCTGCGATCTGGCCCAGCTTGATGTAGCCGGGCCGCACCGTGATGCGGTCAGCCTCGACCACCCAGTTGGTCAACACCGATGCAAGAAGAGGATCGCCTTCGGTCAGTTCGGTCTGGCGCGAGAGGCCCTTCAGCGGCGCGCTGAAATGCGCGACCTTGGCTGCCGGGCGGCCCTTGTTGTTGGCGCGCTGCGGCAGGCCGTGCGGGTTCTTCAGACGTACGAGCCCTGTGGGTTGCATCCTCATTGCACACGTCCTGCGTCGGCGTTGAGGTCGATCACGGGCGCGTGGCGGCCCGCAAGCTTGTTGAGCCGCGAGACGAAGTCGCGCTGCTCCTCGCCATATTCGAGGCCCTTGGCTTTCAGAAAGCGATATTTCAGGCCGTCGATGGTGAGCCGCGCGTCGAACAGCACGATGTCGTCGTTGGAGGTCGGGCGGGCCTTGCGCACTTGCAGGCCCGCGTCGATCAGCCAGTTGCCGTCGCCGAGTTGTTCGCGATAGGGAGGGTCGATCAGCAACTCGTCTGCGACGTTCTGCAACAGCGCGGTCATCTGCGCGATGTCCTGATCCGCCGAACCAATCACGTTGGTCACGGCGAGCTGCACGATGCCGATTTCGAGCGAGGCATCGGACACAACGTCGGAGACGGTTGCCAATCTTGCCATTATGCGGCGGCCTTCAGCCTGAGAGTGTCAATCAGGGCCTTCTGCGCCGAGATGGTCGAGATCGCTTCGGCGTATTGCTCTTTCATCGCGTCGAGCTGGCTCTGCATGGTGTTGACGAGTTCCTCGTACTGGCCCGCCTTAGCGTGCAGCTCCACCATGTGAACGGCGCGGTCGGCGACTTCGAGAATTTCCGGCGGCATGGTCTTGGCGGCTTCGGCGCGCTTCTTCTTGCTGACGAGCTGCGCCAGCTGCTCGACAGTGTGGATGTCGCGCGCGGCACACATCTGGAAAATGTGAGGCAGACACACCGGCCACATCGCCAGCGGGTAACCGACGATGGCTTTACGGGCCTCGCAGGTCTTCTGGTAAAGCTCGTAGGGCCCGGGGTGGTCGGTGATGTCGGCTTCCTCGGCTTCGCGCTCCAGCGAGAGAAAAGGTGGCCGGTCCATGCGGACGCGCACGGTCTCGCGGTACAGCGGCAGCCCGTCGGGGCCATTGCCGTCGCGTTCCCAGCCGGAGGAGAAACGGACGAGGGTCGGGGTATCTGACATAGGTGCTCCAATGGGGAGCGCGCGGGGAAAACGGCGGCCATGTGCTCCCCGCGACTGGCCGCCGTTTATGAAGGTCAGGTACCCGTTGCCGTGAGCCTGCCCTGCATCGAACGATTGGATAGCGTCAGCGCGCCCATGAAGGCGAGGTGCTTGGTGACGGCATCCATATCGGGGGACTGGTCGGGCAGGTCGAGTGCTTCGAAGTTGCGGCCCGAGTAGATTTCGAACTTCATGTATTTGGTGTTCAGGAAGTAGGCCGTGCCGACGGGCAGGCCCGTGGCGGCACCGTCGAACACCAGAGCCGCGCTCTTGTACTTGAGCGTCTCGAAGCCGAGGGCCCCGAGGCGTGCGTCGGCATAGCGCTGGTTCTCCTGAAGACCGCTCTCGTAGGTGCCGTAGATTTCGGCGTCGGCCACGATGAGGTCGGGCTTCTCGGCACCGCGGATGAGTTTCATCCACAGCGCGTTCATGCCCGCCTTGAGCGCGGGATACTGGAGGCCCGTGGCGCGTGCGACGGCTTGGAACTGGTTCTTCCAGAAGGTCCACGTACCGGCGTCGATGCCGCCGACAGTGCCGAGGCCGTCGGCAGTGACGAAGCCCTTGAGGCCCACGAAGCTCTTCGCCACCGTGCCGTCGCCATAGACGGCCTTGGTGATGTTGTTCTTCATGGTGCTTTCGGCGTTGTCGAGCTTGCCCTCAAGGAGATTGAGGATGCGCTCTCGCGAGCGGTTCTTGGCGAGATCAGGGCCCGAGAGGGTGACTGACGCCACGGCGTTCGCCGGGTCGTAGTGCGCCTCCGAGATCGTCTCCTTCGTGGCTCGCGAGAGCAGCTCGGTCCCGAGGTACCACGCGAAGGTTTCCTCGGCGTAGGTCAGCGGGCAGGCGATGGCGCGGCCACCTTCGATGACGCGGACGCGATTGCCTTCACGGAGAAGCGCCGTGATGGCGTTGGAGTTGGAGACGTTATCGGCGAACTGCTTGTGATAGTTCTGGATCGTGGTCGCGACGAGTTGGGTGACGGTCGGCTCTGCCATCTAAGGCTCCTGTGGGGTCAAAACCCGACCTCATCGGCAGAACGCTCAATCGTATCCCGGATGCCGCCCTTCGAGGGCCCGTCTGCGCCGTTGGGGCGTTGTACGGGCGTAGTGAGCCCCCGTGCATTGCTCCGCTGCGCGATCCGGGCCTTCTGGATGTCATTCTGCGACTGGTTGCGGAATTGCTCCGCCTGTAACAGCTGCTTCCTGACTTCCGGGTGAGCCCAGCAGGCGGTTTCATAAGCCTCGGCAATATCCCGGTCGGGATTGGCCTTGAAGAGGTCGACGAGGATCGACAGCACGGCGTCGAAGTGAGGATGCAGTAGCCTGCCGTCCTTACCTTTTTCCTCCGCGAAACTGTCGACGTTCGACTTTGCACTTCTGAAACCCGCTTCCTCGCGAGCCTGACGCTCGCGCTGATCTCTCTGCTGTAGCTCGCCCCTGATGGCATTGAGTTCGCTTGTCGTCTTGCCCAAGTGGTCGGCGATAAACTTGACTGCCGGGTCCTTCAGGTCCTCGTCCGAGAGGCCCATCGGGTTCGGCGGCGGCTGGTTGCTCAAGGCAGAGAATATGCGCGCTGGGTCCAGACCCATGCGCTGCGTCAGGTCGACCAGCAGATGGAACTTGTCCTCTTGGCGTTCCGACGATCCCAGCCTGTGCCAATTGGCCCACTCTTGGATCGCCTGAACAGGATGAAGTCCCGCCTGTTGCAAGGCTGCCGCAAGGCGCGGCTCGCTGAAGACCGGCGCAAGCGCCTGCGTGAACTGGACTGCTCCCGCACTCGCCTGTGATTTGCGCGTGAACTCGGCTTCCATTTCGCCGTGACGCTTCAGTAGGAAGGAACGCCCCTCCGCAGGAAGCTTGGCGAAAACAGCCTTGTCTTCTGCGCTCCAGTGCTCCGGTGCCTGATTGCTCTTCGCCGCGGGTGATGCAGCAGCTGGATCAGCAGGCGGTTGCTGGACTTCAATTTTTGGTTTCGGGGCTGGATCGAGAGGCTCGATTGCTTCGCCCGGCGGGGGGCCCTCCGATTTGGTCACCCAGCGGCCCGATTTATCGCGCGGGCGGTCGTCGGATGCAAGGGGTTCTTCGCCCGACCCCTCGCTTTCGACGGGGCCCGGGCCCTCGGCGGCTGCGCCTTCTTCGAGGTCGTCGTAGGCTTGTTCGGCGATATCCCTAAGGCTGGGAGGCGGGGCGTTTGCGTTGGGGTCGGCCATGTTGTGCTTTCCTGAAGGCTGCGGGGGTATCCCTAGGGTCGTAACTGCCTGAATTGTGCAGATCGCGGTCGCGCTGGCGGTGCGACGAGACCGTGGCGTCGTCGATGGGGCTTGGATAGGCCTCAAACGACTGTACGGCGGGCGCTGGCAGGTCCGACGCGGCATGCTGGTGTCGGGAGGGCCTGTATCGCTTCTCGATCAGGCGACCCTCGTAGAGCACGTAGACGGGCATCGGTTCACCGGTCGATGACAGCAGCGAAGGCCCACATCGTGGTTTCTTCAAGCTTGGTGAAGGCCAGCGCCATGCTTCTGTTGCCGGGCAGCGACCCCACGGTGGTGCCGTCCAGCTCGTGAAGGGCGAGGCGGAAAGCTGCTTCCGCCTCCTTAAGCTTCTGAAGCCGCTGCGTAACGATGGGCGGCAGCACGTGGCCGGTCCAAGGGTCGACGGGGACGCCGAGGCCCGGCAGGTGCATCTGGTCGTTGGGGCGTTCTGATCCGCGCATAAAACCTCAGGTGTAGACGAAGTTGTCGGCGGTGCCGGTCTGGATCACGCTCTGGCCGTTCGGCGTGGTGACCCGCACGTCGTAGCTTCCGGCAGCCTTGGCGGGCACGTTGCAGGTGATGGTGTTGGGGTTGACCACGACGACCGAAGTCGCCGCGGTGCCGCCCACGGAGACCGCGGTCGCGCCCGTGAAGCTGGTGCCATAGATGGTGATGGCAGTGCCGCCCGCCGCAAGGCCCGTGCGCGGGGCGATGCCGGTGATGACCGGCAGCGACGTTTTGTCCGGGTAGGGCGCGCGAGGCTCGACGGAGCCGCCACGATAGATGCTGCCGCTATAGGCCCCGTAGTCCCTGCCGAGATCGGCCAGCGGCGTGAGGACCGGGCTCATGTTCTTGCCCTTGCCCTCCTGATGCTGCGGATCGTAGTCGGTGCCGACGACGGCGGAGGCGCTGCTGGCGACGGATTGCGTCGCCTCCGCGATGTCGACATCCTGACCGAAGTCGCCGCCGTGCCAGTCGGCAGCGACATTCGGTGCGCTGTCGTAGCGCGGCTTGCCCTCGTGGGCGGCGTTGGCTTTCGCCAGCATCGCCGCCGTCAGCGGCAGCGGATAACGGACCATTGCCATGATGGTTGGCTCCTTCGGTTGGCGCGGATCAGCGCTTGACGGTCTCGCCGGGTTTGGTCTTCACGGCAGGCGCGTCTGGCCTGTTGATGCCCTGCGAACGGGTCGTGACGATAGTGTCCGGCGGAGGATTACCTTCCGGGTACGGCGTGCGGGGCCCGATGCCTTGGTCCTCGATGGTCTCGACGGGGCCCGTGGTGTGCTCGGCGGGGCTGACGGGACCGACACCGGCACCCTCACCGCCGCCAGCGGCGTCTTTTTCCTGCTCGGTCATCATTTCTTCGGCGGGGACGTTGAAGGCTTCGGCCTCGGAGCGCGGCGCGGCTGCGCGCGGCGGGGACAGCGTCGTGTTGGCTGCGGCTTCCTTCTTGGCGGCGGCTTCCTTCTCGGCGGCGGCTTCCTTGTCTTTGTCGGTCATGGCTTTGGTCCTCTTTGGTTTGCGTTTCGATCCTGATTTGGCGTCGGGTCGCACTTTTTGGACAACGGGCTTTTTCGCGAGCTTTTTCTTGGGCTTCTTCGCCATTTTACTGCATCCCGGGCGGGGGCGGCGGTCCAAGCGTCGGCGGTCCCGGAGGACCCTTGCCGTTAGCGCCGCGTGAAGGCGATGGCGGCGGTGCGTGGCCCGGGCCTCCGGGGGGTGGCGGAGGCGCGGGCGGGCGCATCAGGGCCCCGGTCGGGTCCATCTTCATATACGCGCCCAGCATCTCCTGATAGCCGTCGATCAAGTCGGTGACGCCGCGGGAGTGCCGGATCGGGTGCAGCATCATCTTGATCATTTCGAGGGTCAGATTGATGATCATCGGCGGCGGCAGGATGCCGGTCATCAGCAGGCCCTGCGCCGCGGTCATGGTCGCGCCCACCACCTGCATGATCTGGGCGTTGGCTTCTTTTTCCGTAGCCTCGTCGGCCTCGACGGTGCTGTCGGTCTCGATGTCGATAGAACAGAACCGGGTGAAGTCGTTGCGCAGGATCTCCATGATTGCGGGCGTGACGTTCTCGCCGGTCATGCGGGTGAGGGTGTCGGCATCGAAATTGCGGGCGATGATGTCGGCCTTCAACCGCATCAGGTCACGAACAAAGTTCGCCACGCCGGTTTTGACACCGGCCATGCGACCGCTGCCGACGGTGCCTTTCATGCGCTGCGCAGTGGCGGTCTCGTACGGGTTGGTTGCGCCGCGGATGATATCGGCGATGCCGATGATTTCGTAGATCGCGTTCTTCTGCTGGTCGCGGCTGACGTAGAGTTCTTTCAGCGCATTGACCCATTCGAGGATCGGCACCAGCCATATGTGATTTTGTAGTCCGCCGGACATGAGGTCCACGCCGTCAACGGGAAGCAGCTTTCCATCGTCGGCGGTGAGGAGGTTGGCGATATCCTTATTCGCGGCGTTGTAGCCGCCGCGAACTTTAATCTTGGCGGTGAGATCCGAGATGCGTCGCGAAGTGTCGTCGAGGTCAGCAGCAAGGTGCGCGTAGAGGTCATAGAACGCCTTCGGGATCATGCTGTCGGTTGTGACCACCGCGCAGATCGGCTTCGGGATCGGGAAGAAGCCCAGCAAGCCAAGCACGTCGGGGTCGACGCGCAAGGCGCATCCGCCACCCTCGCGAATGAGCCAGATAACTTCGCGCGTCGAGCGGTTCCAGATTTCCCACACCATCGCCTTGCGGACGACGCTGTCCAGCTTGCCCGCGGTCTTCGGCGGAGAGCCGCCGCCTGAAGGGGATTTCGCTGCGCTCTCTTCGGTCCATTTCAGCAGCTCCGAGATTTTGCCTTCGCCCTGATATTTCTTCAGCTTCTCGCTGTCGCTAAACTCTGCGAGCAACGCCTTTTCGGTGAACAAATGCCGGAACGCGATCCATTCGACGTCTCCATGCTGACGCACCGGATCAATCAGGATGTCTTCCCAGAACACGTATTCGTCGTCGACGGTTTCCCAGATCTTGGCGTCCTTCATCTGGGGCTCACCCGTGATCGGGTTGGCGAGCGGGCCGCCCATCACGGGGTCCTCGACGGGGATCTGCTTGAGGATCGGCTTCCAGCGCACGCGGCAGATGCCTCTGCCGGGAAGCAGCATGTCCCGCACGGCAGCCTTGACGGCGTCGTGCGAGGCCTCGTCGCCGACGACGATCTCCAGCGCCTTCTCCATGACGGCAGCCGCCGTGTCGATGTCCTGTTGCGACGGCATGCCCGGGGGCATGTCGGCAGGCTGTGGGACCGTCTGGGGCCCCGCCATCGGCGGCGGTGGAGGCGGCGGGGCCCCGAGATTGGGCGGGCCCCCGCCGGGCTGTTCGGCTGGAAGCGGGGGCCCTACTCCCGGAGGCAGGGGACTGACGCCGGAAGGACCCATTCCGGGAGGGGGCATTGGGGCTCCCGGCATGGACGGAGGACCGGGAACGGGTCCCGAAGGTGGAGCCAGTCCCGCGGGAGGGGCTCCGGGCCCCAACGGCGGTGCAGGTTCACCCGGAGGACCCATCCCCGGAGGCGGTGGCCCCATCGGCGGCGGCCCCATCATCGGGGGCAGCATCGGCATGACCGGCGGGGCGGATTTCTTGACGAAGCGTGACTTTACAACAGGATCGGGCGGTTTCGAATAGGCCGCCGGGAGCATCACTTCGGTATTGGCGTAGAGGATATTGAAGTTGGAGCTGTTCGACGCATTGGCGGCGTTGGAGACGGTGCGGGACGTTCGCGAAGTCTTGGGGCGCGAGATGGCGAGGTCGCCGCGGTACATCTGGACAATTTCACGACCTCTGCTGCGCCAGTCCCTTTCGGCACGCTCGCAGTCGGCGAGGGCTTTCTCCCAAAAGGAGGTGTCTACTTCTTCGGGGGTGGAGGTGGCGGCAGCGACGTCGGGGGCGTCGGGGCGGTCGGTTTCGGGCGAGCGGATGTCGACGCCCGGAGGACGTTCTTCGCCCTTGCTGAAGCTGGTGCTGGCCAGATGCTGTACCCCTGCTGGCTGATTTGCACTAGCCCTATACCCGTCAGTGCAGTTCGTCGAGACGGAAAGCGTTGCTGACGAGAAGCGGGTTCAGTTCTTCGAGGGCTTCGAGACGGGCTCCGAAGGGTCTGGACATGCAGGCGTAGCGGATATCGTCCACGGCATGGTCCTCGCCCTCGGTATCCAGATCCTCGGGGCGGTTCTCGTCGTGCTGCTGCATGGGAAGTGTTCTGATGCTGTCGCGGCAGTGGTCGACGAAGAATATCATGGGGTCGCCGTCGGCATCTCCCCGGAGCCGCCAGCGGACCTGATCCCAACCACCCATCCGTTTCGCCGTAGAGACACGCGAGTTATCGGCACGCCGGAAGAACACGCCGTGTCGTGCAAACGTCTCACCAATGCTCGGACCACTGACGACTTGGAAAGCAGAGGGGTCGAGGATGCCGTACGCAATTGGTTCGCGAAATCCTTTTCCATCGGTTTCTCTCCTGACCACTTCCTTGGCGACGCTGTCGGCAGGCAGCTTGAGGCCCTTGTTGGGGGCCGAAGCGCCGTACCACTCACGGTAGCGGATGATTGCGTTTTTCGGAATACGGCGGTTGTCGTGGACGAAGTCGTCCTGCACGACGATCCACCAGCCGATGGAGAAGGGTGAGGCGCTGCCCCAGTCCATTGAGCGGAAGCGCGTCCAGTGCAGCGGCATGCGGGGTGGGGTGATGACGTGCCGCGAGGGATCGAACTCGGGGAAGAACGCGCCTTCGATGATGTCCCAGTTGCCGTCGAGCCAAGCCTTGACGAGTGCGGGAGAGCCTGAGGCCCGGAGGCGGTTGATGTAGGCGGGGTCGTTATTCAGCAGGGCCGGGTTGTCGGAGATCTTGGCGGGAATGAAAATCCGAATGAGGCCCGTCTCTTGGTCCTTGATCGGGCGATAGGCCCCGTTGTCGATCACCCAGTTTTTGACCCAATGGTGGCCGGGGCCGCCGGGGTTGCAGGTGGCGCGGAACTGACATCTTGCACCGCTCGTCGTCCTCAGCGTCGCGAACAGCCGGAAGATGCCGGTGGACGACGCATATTGCGTCAGCTCCTCGACGTAGACGCGGGTCAGGCTCCAGCCCTGATAGTTCATCGCATCTTGGTCGCTCTCCAGATACGCCATGTGAAAAACCGCACCGTTGCGGAAGCGAAACTGCTTTTCCTTGTCCTTCCACTCGGCGGCATCCCCGTACATCTGGCGCGCGACGTCGATGGTGTCCTTGAGATCCTCGCGTGACCTGCGGAGCATGAGCCCCTTGGCGGCAGGGCCCCAGTCCTCGGCATGGCACCAGAATTCGCCGAGGGAGGCGAAGCTCTTACCGCCGCCGCGGGCCCCGCCATAGACCACGATATCGGCAGGGCACGTCAAAAAGTGGTGCTGGGGCCCGGGCTGGGGCTTGAAGCCTGTGACGATCTTCAAAAAAGCTCCTCCGCCGAAGGGTATCGGAAAATATCCCCATTTTCAGGTACCGGTACCTGTCTCTCTGCCACGGGGGCCCCTTTTTCACTCCCCCCGGGTGGGGTGATGCCTAATGGCTCGGAGCGCCCGCGCTCGTAGGGGGTCCCAGTTACCGCCGCGACTGGGGCCCCGTTTTCGGGTCGACCCGGGGTATGGCCTAAGCCCTTGATATCATTGAAGATTTCAGGCCCTGAGGGCTCGGGCCCTGAGGGCGCATTGATGCGTAACCAATTGATATCGTTAGCATATTGGGCTGAAGCCTCAGGGCCCGGGCCTAATGGCGTTGCGGGCGCGCGCTGAAGAGGGCCTTCTGAGGCTGGCCAGCCCTCCGGCAAGGGCTCCGGGCCCTGCTCCGGCAAGGGCTCAGGGCTCAGGGCCAAAGCCTCAGGCCTCGGGCCCGGCAAGGCAGGAAGGCTCGCGACCCAATCGCCTAGGGCCTGCTCTGAGGGCGCGTCGGGATCGCGACTAGGTCGCCTGATCACTTCCAATGTGGCCCTATCGGTCACGTGGCCATAGAGCCGGGCGAGACTGAAAGCGGCATTGTGTGCGGCGCTGTATTCGCCCTCACTGTGCGCCCCGGCAAACACGCGTTGCAGCATGTCGGTAACCTCGCCCAGCGTCACAACGCCGGTTGTCCTCCTTGCCTCTAAGACGGCCTGCGCCCTCTTTTGAATTCGCGGCAAGGCCCAAAGGTTAGAGGCGGCGTTCTGATTGGCCGATTGAAAACCTGCCCGAACGAACGCCACGCCAATGGCCAAACCATCGCAGACCATGCGAACGAACATTTCCTCGCGAGCGTCTTTCAGGTCGACGCCTAAGACCATGAGACCCTGCTCTGACTTTCGCTGCCTCAGGCCCTGCCCGATTATTAACTTGGACATGATCTTATTACCCGGAATTTATTCATGGGGTTGAATTGCAACCCCTGCGATTAGCCTAGCAAATTACTCGCGAGAACAAAACCCGAAAACGCCGTGGGTAAGTTATTTCGGGAAATATGATCCAAGGTACCGGGCCCTCGCAAAGGCCCTCAGAGGCCCTTAGAACGCGATCTAGGGCCCATTGGGGTTTTAGCGACAAACCCCAAATAGGGGTTGCATATGGGCCCCGGTTGTGATCTAAGGCGATTTCGACCCATAAACAAACCCAAAGGAACTAACCCAATGCTTACCCCTCAGACCCAAATTCCGACCGCAGCCCGTGGCCAAGTCCGTTCCCTCGTAAAGGCTTCAGCTGGTTGGGCTGCCTTCCTGATTGAGAAGGGCCTGATCAGCGCCAGCGCGCGCAATGCCGATTTGATCGAATACGCGTTGCGCCATCCCATGCTCGCGGCACAGATTGAGGCTGTTTTGCAGGGCCACACTTCGCCGCAGGCCCCGGCAGATGGCCCCGAAACCATGATGGAAGATGAAGCAGCCCCGGAAGCCCCGGAAGCCCCGGCAGGCAATGGCGGCTTTGAGTTGGACAGCGTCCTAGGCGCGGTTGACCAGTTCCTTTCGCCTTTGGTTCGGGGCGAGATCGGCAAGGCGCTGGCCCCGGTTATCGCCGCAGCCAATCGCGGCCCGGTCGAGGTTGAGCGCATTGTCGAGGTTGAGCGCATTGTCGAGGTTGCCCCGGGCGAAGCCCCGCGCCCTCAGGCAGCGCCTAAGGCGCGCAGGGACAAGCGAACAACCTTCCGCACGCTCTACCCCTCCCGGGCGAAGGATGCATGGCGCGACGCGCCCTTGACGCTTTGGACAGGCGTAGCGGCCCCGGCAGCCGATCCCTTCTATGTCGCTGATCACGGTCAGATGGCCATGCTCATGACGGCCTTTGAGCGTGGCACAAACGTATGGCTGACAGGCCCTGCTGCTACCGGCAAAAGCACTATGCCTGAGCAGGCCTGCGCTGCCCTTGGAAGGCCCTTTGTCAAGATTGGCATGACGCGCCAAACCGAGGTTGAGACGCTGGTAGGCGGCATGGGGCTGCGCAATGGCGCAACGGTTTGGGAAGATGGGGCATTGGTCAAGGCGATGCGTTGCCCCGGCATGGTTATCCTGATTGATGAATTAACCTTCGCCCCGGCAGGCGTTCAAGCCATTGTGCAGCTTGTGGCCGATGACCATCGCAGCCTTACCCTTCCCACGGGCGAAGTGGTGAAGGCAGCAGATGGGGTTGTTTTTGTCGTGGCCGATAACACGGCAGGCGCAGGCGACGAAGGCGGCTTGTATGCCGGGACCAATATCAGCAATGCGGCCCTTGTGACGCGTTTCAAGCGCATGATTGTGGTTGATTACCTGTCAGCGCAAAAAGAAGCTGAAGCCCTCGCTAATCACACTTCCTGCGCCCTGCCTGCGGCGCGCCATTTGTCTGACTTTGTGGCGCAGGCCCGTAGACTTCCTGCGCTGGCAGGCGTCGTGATCTCACTGCGCCAGATGGTTGGCTTTGTGCAGTGTGTGCAAGATGGTTTCAGCGCAAAAGAGGCTTTCGTAACCACCATTTCAAGCCGCATGCCTGCGACCGAAAAAGCAGCCATTGAGGCTTTGGCTGACCTGACATGGTCCGCCAGCTTTGAGGCTCTAATTCACGGCAAGCCCGTTCCGGCCTCGCCCTCGAATAGCCCCGCGTCCAACGCGTTCGCTGATACCCAATACTGAGGAGGGGTTGACTTTCAAACCCTAGGCGTTTAAACGGGCCTCACGGCCCGTTTAATCGTTCTACCCCAAACCCTAAGGAAAAAACGAAATGTCTTACACGTATCCTGAAGCAGTCACGGCATTGGAAAGCATCGCCAATGATTTCATTCTCGCCCTGCGCCCTGCGCACCGTGCCCGCGTCAACCTGCGCTGCGACGCCTATAGCGGGACGGCCTCCGTCACGTGGGACGTCTATTCGATCACGGTCAACATGCCCGTACGGCCTGCAACTTCAGTCATGACGCAAAGCGAATTCGAGGACTGGACAGCTTACCTCTTGCATGAACTTGGCCACCCAACTCACACTGATCAGCAGGTATGGTTTGAAGCGGTGCGCAACGGTCACGCGCGCATGCTGAACGCCTTGGAAGATGTCCGCATGGAAGCGGCCCTGATTGCTTCCGGCATTGTCCCGAACGCGCGCGCTGTTCTGTCCCGCCTGATCTCGCGCAAGGTGGCTGAAGCCCGTGCCAACGGTTGGAAGCCCAACTCGCGGAAGGAAATCGGCTGGACGGTTTGCGTGCTAGGGCGCGCTGCCAACGGTTACGCGCTGGAAGCCTCAGACTTGGCATGGATCAAGGGCCAGATCAGCCCAACGGGAACAGTAGGCAAAGCCTTCGCATGGGCGCTACCTGCGCTGGCGGCCTGCAAGTCGACGGCAGACTGTCTCGCGCTGGCGGAACGCCTTGCCGGTGCCATTGCTGCCCCACAGCAACCGCAGGGCCAGCAGGGCCAGAAGGGCCAGCAGGGCGAGCAGGGCCAGAAGGGCGAGCAGGGCCAGCAGGGCGAGGAAGCCCCTCAGAGCCCGCAGGGCGAGCAGGGCGAGGAAGGCGAGGGCGAGCAGGGCGAGCAGGGCGAGGGCACCAGCGAGCCCCGGAACACGCCTGAGGGGCCATCTGAGGGCAACGAAGGCGAAGGCAAGGGGAAAGGCGGCAAGGGCCACGGCGATGGAACGACCGACGACGAAGCCCCGGTAGCCGATGAAAGCGAATTGATTGAACGCGCCTTGGCCCCGGAAAGCAGCGCGGACATGTCGCCTAACGACCGCAACACCAGCAGCGAAAAAGCCGTTTTGGATATCCTGCGGGTGGACAGCATCATGAAATCAGCCCCGCACGAGCCCAAAGGGCCTTCGCGGCGCGCCGTGCAAGAGGGCGCAAAATTGCGCGATCAAGCGGCAAAAGCCTCAAAGCAGCGCGCCTTGCTGGCCCGTGCTTTGCGCGCAAACGAGACTGAGGACAGGGAAGGCGGCAGGAAGGCAGGCAGGCTAGACCGGGGCGCGCTGTCCCGTGCAATGGCCGGTGCGCAGAACGTATTCGCGCGCCGCGAGATCAGCGAGGGGTTCGATACCGATGTCTGCATCCTGCTGGACGCATCCGGCAGCATGGCAGGGCACAACATGCTGCAAGCCTTGGAAGTCGGTTTGATTGTGGCGCAGGCAGCCAGCAGCGTCGGCGCGTCCTGCACAACCGAGATTTTTAGCTCAAGCGGTTATCAGCGCGCTGGCGGCCTCGCCAGCAAGCGCGTTCCGAACGCCACAGACTTTGGTGCCCTGTCCAACGAAGCAGACGGCGGAACGCCTTTGTCGGCGCATATGGCCCGGGCGGCCTTGGCGCAGGCGAAGCGGGCCCCTCACAAGCGCCGCGTTCTGTTTGTGGTGACCGACGGCGGTTGCGACTATGGCCGCAACGTGCTGGCTCGCATGGCCACCTATCTGGAACAGGCCTGTGGCGTCGTGCTTGCGCATGTCTCGATTGGGACGCCTTTGTCCGGGGCCTTTCGCGCTGAAGTCCAAGTTCCCTATGGCTGTGAGGTTTCGGACATTGGACTGGGGCATTTCGTCAAGGTGCTTCAGGCCCTTTGAGACCCTGAAGCCTCAAAGCCCCGGTCCCGCAAGGGCCCGGGGCTTTTTGCTGCCTGCTAGGATCAGCAGGGAAGGGCCCTGAGGGGTTTATCTAGGGCCCCCGCTAGGGTGATAGCCCTCAGGGCACAAAACGCACAGGCGGGGCTCTGAGGGCCCTCAGGGCCCGGAACTGTTTCCGGCGGTCGCGCGCGTATGGGCGCGCATGGGCGCGCATGGGCGCGCATGGGCGCAGGCGCACACGCGCGCAGGCGCAGGCGCACACGCGCGCAGGCGCGCGGGCGCGCAGGCGCGCAGGCGCGCAGGCGCACAGGCGCGCAGGCGCGGGCGCACACGCGCGGGCGCACACGCACGGGCGCAGGCGCGCGGGCGCGCGGGGCGCGCACGTGTGGGAATAATGCCTATAAGGATCGACCGGGTTTCGCGTTAAGGATCGACCGGGAAACCCGGCAGCCATGCCCCCGGGCCATCACGGCAGCCACGAAATATGACGCTCATGACGCTCCTTTTCATTACCGGCTATAAGCGTATTATTGTTCACATGTGAACTAGTTTTGCTTACGCGCGGTAATAGAAATGAGCGTCATGAGCGTCATATTTGGTATTAGAATACTCCCTTGGAGTTAACATTCAAGAGTTCAACTCCCTCGATGTATCCACCCGCCATGTCCCGCTTCACCGTGAAGCCCGTCTCCTTGAGCTTCGCCGACAGCATGGCCGATGAATTGGGAGCCGATGAATAGCTCCCGTCCGCCGCCTTGAATGCCTCCCACGATCTGAAAGCGTCCCCTAGCCGAACCTTGCTCCCCGCCTTCGCCGTCAGTGCTTCCCCCACCCACCGCCCAAAGACGTCAGCCGCGTCCAGATAGTCCGAAGTTGCGTCGTCAATCGTCTTGCATGCCGGAAGCCCTCCCGCAGCCCAGACCGCCCAGCCGTCCACCATCCAGCGAAGTATTTCACCGCGCTCCCCCCTCAATTTGTCGACTAGCCCCACATCGACGCTTTTGGGCCGAAACAGCGCGGGTACCAGCCGCATGCGACGTCGAACGCCAGCATCGACCGTGTCCATCCGGGGCTTCTCGTTGCCCGCCATGACGATCTTGAACCGCGGCACAAAGGTCGTCGGATCCTGCCGCATCCTGTTGGCGGTGATGCTGCCGCCGCCTGAGGCCTGCTTGACCAGCCCCATATCCCATGTCGCCCCAACGGCGACATCAGGAACAGTAACGAGACGTGCGCCTTCAAGCACTGCAAGAGGAGACAGATGCTTGGAGCCTTTGGTCTCCATGAACACCCGGTGGTCGGCCCGCGCGTGATAGTCACCCATCACCTCCCCGATCATGTCGAGGAACACCGACTTGCCGTTGCCGCCGGGCCCGTAGACGAACACCACGACGTGCTCGGAAGTATGCCCGGACAAGCAGTAGCCGCAGAATGCCTGCCACCACGATCTTAGTGCCAAGTCCCCAGCCGTGAAGTCGGTCAGGAACTTCTCCCAGTATTTTCCCTTGGCCCCTGCCGGTGCTGGTTTCACCGCGCAGCTCTTCGTAATGAAGTCCTTCGGGGCCCCGGGCCTTCCCAAAAGCCCCAGCCCCAGCGCGTCCATTTCCAAGGTCCATCCCGGCACCCCCAGCAGGTCGTTATCCGCGTCGAACTTATCGCGCTCCAGCCGAAGAGCCCCGCGGTTGCGCACCAGCGAAGCCACCGAATGGTGCCACCCCGCCTTGTGCATCATCGCGACCGTCTTCGCGGCAACGCCTGCCAGCAGTTCCCGGTCGATGCTGTCCCGGACTGCCTGATGCAGCGCGGCTTCGTTGTTGTCGATCACCCAATGCGCCATCACGTCATCGAACATGGCCCATGTCCCAGCCGCCCCGTTGATCCACCCAAGACGCCCGCGCTCGACCCGCTCGATCTCCTCGGCCATCCGCTTGTGCGTCGGCGAGGCCCGCCCCGACGAAGGCGGCGGCAGCGCCACGCCGTCGTCGAACACGCCCGCCGCCTCGGCATTCATGAGTGCCGCGAACCCTGCCGGGTCCGCCGCCTCGGCGTCAGCCAAGAGCCCCATCCCCGCCGTGCGCGTCGGCTGCACCGTGGCCCAGCGCCGTGCCGTTTCCGCCGCGTCGTACTTGCTGGATTTCTGTGACCATTCGTCGAACGCCGCCTCCCCCTCGGCTTCGTCCAGCGCCAGCGCCTTGACCTGATGCGCCCGCGAGATCCAGTCGTCGTAAGGAAAATCGTCGTTAGGGATCAAGGCCACAAATTTTCTTATGTTCCTGATCCGGGGCTCGGGCCCCGAGGGCCCTGAGGGCCCCGCTCCCGCCGGAGCTGCCGGAGTATTTATATAATCCACCTCGTAAACACTCTTAGGGTTTAACTCGCTAAGTCTTACGCCAAAAGAATTACGCCCCTCTTTGGTGTTGATGCCCATCGGTAGCCTGAACAGATGCACCGCATCGCGACCCTCCAGCTTCTGGCCAACCAGCTTCTCGATGCCCGCGAAGAACCCCGCCCAACGGTCGACCGGGATTTCCTCGGAGAGCCGGTAAGTCCACTGGAAGTTACCTGCCGATGTCTCGACTATTGCCGTCGGATGGCCCAGCGCCAGCAGCACCCGGTTGCCATCGACCTTGGTGCCGATGTCGTCGACCACGAGGGCCCGCACGCCGCGGGCCTTGCCCACAAGGTTCGTGACCGCCTCGGGCGGAAAGGCCGCGATGCTCCAGTAACAGTCCCTGCCGGGGTCAAGCTGCCGAAAATCGCGCGTATGGCTGGGCGGGTTCAGGTTCGCGAAGATCGCGTGGGTAGCCCAGTCCGGAAAAACTACTTGGAGGAACTTCTCGGTGTCTGTATGGTTCGTCATAGTGCAAGCCTTTTCTGACTGTGGTGGTTAGGCTGGTTTTGCAGTTTCGGCCCCTCGCGTCCCCCGCGAGGGGCCGTTTTTATGTCGGCAAGCCGACCCCTATTGTCTGCCCCTCAGGGCTGATTTGCAATTGTCATAGAGGGCACTGCCACGCCGTAGCGCCGCATGATCTTGTGCTCCCCCGCCAAGGGAAGTCCCCCGGCCCAAGGCGGCGGTTCCAGCATCAAAGCCTCCATGTGCGACCACGAACTCGCCGCCCGGTCTACCGGGTAGACCAGCTCGTCGTGCACGGTCATGCACGGCACCAGCTGCACCCGCCGAAACGCGCGCAGCATCGCCTCCGCCATGATGTCCCGTGCCGCCGCCTGCGTGGCGTTCTCGGCGAGCTTGCCGCCCCACGTGTGTTGTTCGACCCAGCGCCCGCCGACCTCGGAGCCCCAGTACTTGATCGACCCGGTGTCCATGTCGAGCCCCGGCGCGTGATAGTAGAGCACCCGCCCCGAAGGCAGTCTCATTTGCAGCGTCTTGGGCGTCGAGACGAACGCCACCCCCGACCCGCCGACCGCAACGACCGTGCCGCGTTGCAGGATCGCCCGCTTCGCTGCGCTCTCCATCTCGTACCAGAAATTGACGATGTGCCGGTTACTCTGCCGCCAGCCGTCCTTGAACTTCTCAGCCTGCGAAGCCGTCAGCCGCACGCCGTAGGCTTTAAGCGCAGTTTCCCGCAGCTTGGTCGCGCCCATGCCGAAGCCCAGCGCGAGGACCAGCACCTTGCCCAGTTGTCTATCGCTCGACCCGAACTGCCCTGCCGCCCACGTGTAGACGTCCTCGCCCGACGCGAACACCGCGAGGATGTCCCGCTGCCCTGCCAGCCACGCCAAGACCCGGGCCTCGATCTGCGAGAAGTCGAACGACCAGAGCCGCTTCATGTTGTCTGCCGCCTGCAAGCACGACCGCAGCGACCACGACACGCAATCCAGTACCGGTGCCGGTGCGACAATGCCGATATCCCACGGGCCGCCGATACAGGCTTGTGCCGCCGCGCGGGCGAACAGGTCAGGGGAAAAGCCCTTGGGAATACGTGGCAGGTTTTGCACTTGGACCCCGCGCCCCGACCAGCGGCCCGTTCGACCGGCCCCGCAGAACTGGAACTGGCCCTCCAGCGCGCCGCTGCCCGACTTGGCCATGTCCAGCATCCGCTTCAGCTTGTTGTTGGAGGCCCGGGCCATCCGCAGGCGGATTTCCAGCACTTCCCGGACTGCCGTCGGCGCGTCCCAAGCCATCAGGGCTTCCTCGATGGTGGCCCGCTGCGTATCCGGCAGGTCGAGGCCCATCGAAGCCAGCCATTTCAGAAGCCGCGCCGTCTGCGTCCCCGGCGACGTCACCGCCCCGTTGGTCAGCACCGAACAGCGCGCCGCGTCGACCTTCTCGGCGTGATCAGCCACGGCGCTCAACTCGACCACCCGGTTGAGGTCTATCCCCAGCTCACCTGAAGTGTTCATGGCGGCGTCGATCTGCGACAGCTCCCACTCTTCAGGCTGGAGCTGCGGGATCACCGCCGACAACGCCGCCTCGGCGTCGACGTCGCTGGCGCAGTATTCGGCCAGTTGGAAGAAATCGGCCATCGACCAGTTGTAGGTGGTGCCGGGTTTCGGAGGCCGCGACATCTTCAGCATCAGCTTATGCCCGACCATGTCCTTCTGGTGCGCCAGCCCCAGCGCGCGTGCCGCCGCCTCCAGCTTTCCCGGCAGCCCATAAGCCAGAGCCCTTTGCATTGTGCAGCTGAGAGGCCGGGCGACGAATATCTTCAGCCGCTCCAGCACCGCGGTCTCGAAAGCGGCGTTATGGGCGTGGCCCTGCACGTCGAGATCGGCCAGCGCCCGCCGCAGGTCCTGCGGCAGGATCTGGGCGATGCCGCCGCTGCCGAATAAGCTGCCGCCCAGCATGGCCCGCAGCGTCGGCTGCTCGTCCTGCTTCCACGCCACGCACATCACCCGGAAGGAAGAGTGTTCGACGTAGCGGTGCACGCCGACTTTCTTCAGGTCGAGGTCGCAGTAGGTTTCGAAATCAAGGTGCAAATTATAGGTGGGGCTGGGCATCGAGGGCTCCTGTGGTGGGGCTCCAACCCTACACCGTCAAAAAGGGGTTGACAAGGTATTTGTAGCTGCTACAACTCCCAACAACGAAAGGCTTCCCCGTGTCCGACATCGACCTCATCTCGATCCTTGCCGCCGCCGTGACGGTTTTCATCGTCGCGTCGATCTATGCCCTTGTGGTCGCCGAATGGCGCGCACCCTACTGAAAGAACAGGCCCATGCCTAAAGCCGTACCCGAACGCCCCAACATCCACCCCGCCGACGAACTGTCAGCGGTGCGGGAAGAGATCGCCATCCTGCAAAAGCGCGCCGACGAACTGCGCGACCAGTTGCTGGAAGAGAGCGCCAACCTTGAAGGCGACCAGTATACCGCCTTCATCTATCCCGGCGTCCGCGAGACGCTCGACCGCAAGGCCATCACCGAAGCGTTTGGCGAGAAAGCCGTTGCGCCCTTCCTGAAATCGACCGTCTTCAAGACCGTGAAGCTTGTGGAGAACCCCCGTGCCAAAGCGTGACCGCACCATATTCACCCCCGCACCGCCTGTGTGGAAAATCCGCGACATCATCAACAAGCTGGGCGGCGTCGGGCCCGTGACCGAGAAACTGATGGCCAAGGGCTTCTTCCCGCCCGGGGCCGACACCGTTCAGGGCTGGGCCACGCGCAACTCCCTTCCCGGAACGTGGAGCCCTGCCGTGTTCTCGCTGGCGCAGGACGCGGGCCTGATCGAAACCCCGATGGACGCGCTGGTGCGCGACTTCCAGCTTGAGCCCAAAGGCGCACGCAAATGATCAATAAGCCCCTGTCAATCTCCCCGGATATCGTCGCCGACCTAGACAACGAAGTTGGTGAATTGCGGCAAGATGTGTTGCGGCTGCGCGCGGCATTACAGGAAATCGTTGATCTGGGGGACAGCGAGGCTGGCGAGCCGTTGGACGACGCCATCAGGATCGCCCGCGACGCGCTATCACCGCCGAAAGTGACCACGCTCAGGGACAGTCTGGAGTTCCTTCAAAGCCAAGCCAATAAAGCAGACAAATGACCAAGGAAAAAGTCAGGCTCGTTTGCACCCGGGTCCGGGGTGAGCCGCTGATGTTTCCGGACAACAAGACGGGCCCCTGCTTTGTCTGCGGCTGGACAGTCCAGTACCGGCCTCACGCGTTGAAAGACTGGGTCCTGATTTGTGTGCAGTGCTTCGGGGACCGGGTTACGCCCGGGGACGAAGTGGCGCTGGATCAGCGCATGGTCGAGGATTTCCTAGAGTACGTCAGAAAGCAGCAGCAATGATCTTCGCCGCCGTCGACCCCGGTTCTGTTCATGCTGCCGTCGCCGTCTTTCACGACAGCGTCCCTGTCTTTGTGGACGACATCCGCACCGTCAACGGCATGCTGGACGCCACCGCCTTCGCGCACGCGCTGGAGGACATGAAGGTCGAGCGGGTGGTGGTCGAGAACGTGCACTCCATGCCCAAGCAGGGCCTCTCCAGCACGTTTAAATTCGGCATGGGCGTCGGCATCATCCACGGCGTTGCCGGGGCCCTGAGGCTCCCCATCACGCTGGTGACCCCTTCCCAGTGGAAGACCTACCACAGCCTCAAATCCGAGAAGGAAGCCTCCCGCGCGCTGGCCATCCGCAAGTGGCCGGAACACAACCGGCACCTCGACCGCAAGAAAGACGCCGACCGGGCGGAGGCCCTGCTGATTGGCGACTGGTACTACGTCCGCTGCATCATCCCCCGCACCCCGGAGTGTTTCACGTGATAACTGACGAGGGTTGGCGGGAAGCTATGATCGAAATCGAAAGTCTGCGCGCTCAGATGGTTAGCGGCACTTTGCTGCCAGCGGAACGCGAGCGTGTACGAAAGAAACTGTCAGGCAGGCTGTTCCGTCTTGGCTACCTGATAAAGCCGATGGGGGAAGCATGACCCAAGCCCCGGAGTGTTTCACATGAAACTCCCCCGCCACTGGAAGCCGCTGGTCGAGATCAGCACGGGCGACTTCAAGCCCGCGCACCCCAAGCTGATCGCCGAGACGGCTGCGCACTACCGCATCACCGAAGCCGAAGCCCTCAAGATGCTGGCGGACTATCACAGCCGCTGCCGGTTCTTCGTCAACGACCTCTACCAAGTGCAGGTCGAGGAGTATTATCCCGGCTGCCTGCACCTGAACATTCGCCGCCGCGACGGCGGGCTGGTCCGGGACTGGCGGCATTTCCAGCAAATCAAGAACGAGATCGCGGGGCCCGAACGCGAAGCCATCGAGTTGTACCCCGCGGAGAGCCGCAAGGTCGACACCTCCAACAAGTGGCACCTGTGGGTGCAGCCCCCGGGCGTGCGGATCGAAGTCGGCTGGGAGAAAGCCGACGTGCAGTACGAAGAGAACCGGGACATCCCGGGCATGCGCCAGAGGGCCCTATGAGCACCGTCTTGTCGACCACTATGTTCCCGCACCAGAGCGAAGGTGCGCAGCGCATCGCCGCGCGCGCGCCGACTTACCTCGGCTTCGACATGGGCATCGGGAAAACCCGCACCTTCATCGAAGCGGTCAAGGCCCGCAACGCCCCGCGCGTGCTGGTGATCTGCCCGGCCTCCGCCGTCTTGGTCTGGAAGCGCGAAATCGACCTCTGGGACCCCAAGTCCCTCTACGTCATCGTGCGCTCGCCCGCCGACTTCAAGCGGCCCGCGCTCTACTACATCGTCACCCACGGGCTGCTGTCCCAAACCGGCAGTTCCGTTGCCGCCGCCTTGGCGACCGGGCCCGACTACGCCATGACCGCCATCGACGAGGCGCACGGCTTCAACGCGGCGGACACCAACCGCGTGAAAGCTCTGCGCAAGGCCGCGCACCGGCTGGGCGATATCGTCCCCCTCAGCGGCACCCCCATGCGCAACCACGCCGGGGAACTCTACACGCTACTGGCGATCTGCTGGCCGCAGGGCCTCGCGACCCGCACCGGGGGCGTGATGGGCCGCCACGAGTTCGAGGATCGCTTCTGCACGGTCACCCACAAGAACTTCGGCGGCACCCGCATGATCCGCGTCATCGAGGGCTCGAAGAACCTTGAGCAACTCAAAAAGCTGATCGCGCCCTTCATGATGCGCGTCCGCAAGGAGGATGTTTTCAAAGATTTACCGCCGATCCTGTGGACGCAGGTGCCGGTGCCGCTGGACCCGTCTTTCCTCTCGGAGATGGACGCCGCCGAACTGGACCGCGCCGTCAACAGCGCACTGGGCAAGGCGGCGGGCGGGCTCGACGATCTGACCGACGCGCTGCGCGTGGCGGGCCAGAGCGTCTCGCTGATGTCGTTGCGGCGCATGTTAGGCGTCGCGAAGCTGCGCGGGGCCACCGACTACATCGTCGACATGCTCGACAACCTCCCCAGCAATCGCAAGGTGCTGGTGTTCGCACACCACACCAACGTGATCGCCTCGCTGACCCGGCACCTCGGCGAGTATTCGCCCGCGGTCATCGTCGGGGCCTCGACGCCGGGCGAGCGCGAGCGATCCGTCGACAAGTTTCTGCACGACGACCGTTGTCGTGTCTTTATCGGCAACATCCAAGCGGCAGGCACCGCGATCACCTTGGTCGGCCCCAAATGCAAATGCTCTGACGTGGTGTTCGTCGAGAGTTCATGGACCCCGATGGACAACGCGCAAGCCGCCTGCCGCGTGCATCGCATCGGCCAGAAAGACGGCGTCGTTGCCCGCATGCTCTCGGCGGCGGGCACCGTCGACGACCTGATCAACAGCCTTCTGGTGCGGAAGGCTCGCGAGTTCACCCAATTGTTCGACAGCAAGACACAGGAGAAACCAGATGAAACTCACGTTTGAAGGCAAGACGTTCAGCGACATTCTCGACCAGATGGCCGACACGCTGAAAATAAATTTAAAAAGCGTGTCCGAAAGTGCCGACATGACGGGGATACCTCCGGCAGCTCCGGGAGCCAAGGCTAAGGGCCCGGGCCCTACGGGCCCTGAGACGATTGCCTCGCCGCCCGAGACGATTGCCTCGCCACCCGCGAAGCCTGTGGAAACCTCCGGGGAAAAACCGGTGGAGAAACCCTTCGCCAAAAAGATGCGCGAAGCCCGCGAGGCTGCCCGCGCAGCCAAGAAAGACGACCCCAAGCCGCCCAAGGCCGCCAAGAAAGCCAAGCCTGTGGATGAAGAACCGGCACCCCCGCCGCCGAAGACCGCCGAGGGCATGGACCCTGCCGAAGTGGTCAAGCTGCGGCAGAAGACCATCGAGGATCTTCAGTCGGCTTACGCCAACGGCCACCAGAAGGAAGTTTTCGAGCTACTCTCGCGCTTCGGCAACGGCGCGAAGAGTTTCCGCGAGTTGCCAGCTGATGCCTTTGTTCCCATTCGCGAAGCCATCGACAATGGAGCCCTGACATGAGCAGAACCCGATACGTTGTTAAATTTCCTAGACACGTTGACGGTGGCGTTGTGATCCCGCGCCCGAACGTGCGCGGAGAACGCAAGCCGCCGCCGACCCACGCCGTCGTTGCTGTTTTTGCCGACAGCGGCAAGGCATGCGCCCTCGGTTTTTACGAGGACGAATTCACGGCGCATGCCGCGGCTACCAAGAACTGGAAAGGCCGCCCCGGCTACCGCGAGGTTGTCGTCGTCCCCGTCACCGCTTTCGAGGAGCGGCCATGACCTTGGCCCAGAAGCTGCGCGATCTGCGCGCCAAGTATGCCTCCCGCGGTGCGGGCTGGGACAAGCAGTTCGCCGACGAGATGATGCGCGTGGTGCTGGATCACCACGGCATCGACTACCGCGCGCTGGGCCAGCACACGGTGTTCGCCAACATGGCCCCGCTGCTGTTCAGGGAGGAGCGTCCATGACGTGGCGGGACATGACATGGCAGCACCGCGCGCTGCTGACCGGCTTCGTGGTCTGCTGCATCCTCGTCGCGATGCTGGCGAGCGCCGCGGCGCAGGCCCCTGTCGAAGCCGAGAAGGTCGAGGCCCTGAAGCTGGGCTACACCCTGAACGGCAACAGCATGTCCCGCCAAGGCTCCCTCGACGTGTCCGGCATGTCCAGCCGCAACTGGGTGCCGCCGCCCGCGGGGCAGCCGAACGTCATCAGGACCATCCCGATCACCTCCGCCGCCAAGGCCCCGCCCGAGGCAGCGGCGGCAGAAGAACCGCCGGACGTGTTTCCGGTGGTGAAGAAAGCCGCCGCCGACACCTGCACCCGCCACGGCAAGCGCAAGGTCGTCACTGACGGCGGCAAATCATGGAGGTGCCGATGAAACGCTGGCCCATCATTCGACACATCCGGTTTTTCTACCTGCGCTACAAGGTCAATCAGCACTACGATATGTGGCGCGAGGCGACCGGGGCCCTGCCGGTCCACATCCAGAAAGACTACGACGTGCTGGACGCGATCTGGCGAGGCGAGCGATGAGCGCGCACGCCGCCTGTTCACCCTCCTCCGCGTCAATGTGGTTGGCGTGTGCCGCGAGCGTTACCAAGACGAGGGACGTAACCCGTCCCTCGTCGAAGTACGCGCGCGAGGGCACCGCCGCGCACAAGGTCGCCGAGATGATCTTGGGCGGGGATATTTTCCTGCCCGATAAAATCAACGTCGAGGGCGACGAGTACATAGTTTCGCCCGGCATGTGTCGGGCCCTGAACCCTTACGTGACTTATGTGCAGCATCTTCAGGCCCTGCCGGATGCCAAGACTTTTCTGGAACAGCGCCTGATCGTACCCGCCACCTTCGGCATGGTCTGGGGCACGCTCGACTGCGGCGTCGTGCTGCCGCACGATCTCTATGTCGCCGATCTCAAATTCGGCAAGGGCGTCACCGTCGGCCCTGAGGGTCCGCAACTGAAGTTCTATGCGCTGGCGCTGGCGGGTCACGTCGGCATGCGGCGGCGCGCGACCCGGGTCACGCTCACGATCTGTCAGCCCCGCATCGAGGGCCCGCCGCTGCGCTCGCACGTCACGACGCTGGGGGCCCTGTGGGACTGGTGCGCGAACGAAGTGCTCCCCGCCATCAGCAAGATCAAGGCGGGCGACCAGACCGAAACAGCAGGCGCGCACTGCCGCTGGTGCGTGCGGAAGACCGAGTGCGTGGCCTTTGCCAGCAAGCATCAGGGCCATGCCGCAGCGGCGTTCGACGATGCGTGATAGCCTAGCCACGCGACTTTTAACCCCAGAGCTAGGCCAAAGGAGAAACTACCCATGAAGCGTCAACTATTTAGTGCTGTTTTACTTGGTTTGATGGCGGTGACCCCCGCCAGCGCCGACATTATCCTCGACACCACCGGACAAGGTGGCACCGGCAACAACGTCATCTTCAGTTCTATTTTTGACAACAGACTGGTCCTCGGCAAGCTCAACGGTCAGAACGACGAAGTCGTTCGCTTCCGCGATCTGACCCCGGTGCAAGACCCGCTGAACCCGTTTGGCGGTGCCACCAACGGCAACGACATCAAAATCTTCAATACGGTCGATCTCGATATCACGGTGTTCGACCGCGACAACATCCAGCAGCTCGGCGTCACTCGCGATGTTTTTTCCATCAAGGGCGACGGCACGCTGTTCGTGAAAGTGACGGCCTTGGAGAGCGACGGCACCTTCAAGGACTTCAACTTTAGCCAGATGCTCACCAGTGGCCAGAACGGTTTCGATTTCAAGGCCATCAACGGTGAGTACATCTGGGACGTTGACTTGCGGGTTGTCGGCGGCACCATTCAGGACTTCGAGCACTTCCGCATTGACGTGCGGGCGGTGCCCGGCCCTGTGGCTGGTGTCCCGGAGCCCGGCACGTGGGCGATGATGCTGATCGGCTTCCTGTTCGTCAGCCTGTTCCGCTATCGCAAGGCCCGTCGGGACGGCACCGAGTTCCGCTGGTTCTCCGCAGCGCCGTGGCGCTCGGCATAACAACTATCGCGAGGGCCCCCGTCGGGCCCTCGCATCTCCGTTTGGAGGCCGCGATGGCAGACGATAATTCGTTTCTGGAGCGCGACGCGGACGGGCGATGGTTCCGCATCGAGGTCGTGGGGCCGCGCCAGCGCGTAAAGGTAACGGACATCGTGACCAGAGACTACTGGTACGAGGATCCCGGAAAGATCGGCGTCAAGATACTGCCGATCAACAGAGTTCAGGAGTGAGCATGCAGATCAAGATCAGGATCCCGCGCAGCGTCGTGCGCGGCTGGGATCGCTTCTGTGACTGGGGCAACGTGCCCGTTCCGGGCTTGAGCTTCCGCGGCTACGAGGTCGTCCGCTTGGACTTCGTCAATCTCGTCGGCCTGATCATCACCGTCGTCACCGGCTACTACGGCTGGGGCCCCGGTGAAGGTTGGTGGGGGGCCCTGCTGGCTTTCCTGTCCTATGTCCTCGTCGCCATGTGCGCCCTGTGGTTTTTCTAGAAATCAACAGTTGACACCGGAGTTGATATCGACTTAAAGTACCCCTGTTACCAGATTGGAAAAAAGGATCCAGATTATGACCGCGATCAATACCCCCTATGCGACACTCTCGTTCGCCAACATCTTCACCCCCCGGCCCCGTGCCGAAGGCGGTGCCGCCGTTTACTCTTGCTCGCTGATCTTCGATCCGACGCAGCAGAAGTCCCCCGCCTACAAAGCCCTGCAAGACGCCTGCATTCAGGCCGCCCGCAAGGAGTTCGGCGACAACGTCAACCTCAAGAGCGTCGGCATGCCGTTCAAGGATGCAGGCGAGAAGAGCTACGACGGCTACCACCCCGGCCACGTCTACATTTCGCCGTGGTCGAAGAACAAGCCGGGCGTGGTCGACACCAACCGGCAGGACATCCTGCTGCCTGACGAAGTGTGGTCGGGCCAGCTGGTGCGCGCCAATGTCGTCCCCTTTGCTTGGACCCATACGGGCCGCAAGGGCGTTAGCTTCGGGCTGAACCACTTGCAGGTGATCCAGAGCGAGGGGCGGCAGAGACTGGATGGACGTCCTGCTGCTTCCTCCGCCTTCGACGACGGCGAAGTCGCCGAGAAAGAGGATGTGCCCTTCTGATGTCAGCCATTCACGAGAGGCCCCATCCGGGCGATCTGCTGTCCCACGCGTTCGAACTAATCAACGAGCGGGGCGGCGACTACGACAATGCAGGCTCTCTGGAGCAGAACTACCGCGAAGCTGCGGCAGTCGCCTCGGTGGTGATCGGCAAGCACCTGACGCCGCGCGACGTCGCGCTGGTCATGACCTGCCTCAAGCTGCTCAGGACCAAGAGCGCGCCCGAGAAGATCGACAGCTACGTGGACGCCATGAACTACATGGCTTTCGCGGCCAGTTTTCAGGGTCTGGTGCCGCTGCCGCCGCTGACGACGGCACTGGCCCCGCGGGCTCCGCTCAAGGCGGTCTCCGACGAAGACGACGCCGCCTAGCCCCTTTCCGGGTGCCGGGAAACGCCATGCCCGTTAACCGAGAGGTGAAGGGAACGCGGCACAAGAAAAGAGCCCCGCCAGAGCGATCTGGCGGGGCTTTTAGTTTGTCTTACCCATGTTAACCCAAGTGCCTGATTATAACGGCAAATGTCAGTCTTCCCAAGGGTAAATAACCTCGACCTCGTCATCGGTGTCGATGCCGAGGATTTCACAAAGCCCCGGGCTCAGATCCGCGACACGACCTGTGTTCTCGTTCGGGCCCCAGTCCGCCGGGAAAGCCAGCGCCTCGCGGCCCGTGCCGAGGGCCCGGACGAGGGCCCGCTGCCCGGAGTTGGCGAGCATGTCTTTGGAGGTCACCGCGTAATCCCATCGACAGGCAATGTAGTTCACGAACGGGTTGAGCTGCCGGGCGAGGCCCGTGCCGGTGTCGATCGGCAGGAACAGGTGCTGATTGTGTTCCTCGATACCGTAGTGAAAGGCGAGCCCCTCACTGTGCGAGACGCCCGTGTCGTCGGGGCCCCCGAAGTAGCTCATCTTGCCGACGGCATGAAACAGCACGTGGTCGTCCGGCGGCGGCGGGCGCGACGGCCAGTCGGGCCTTTCGCCGTCGATGTCGCCCCCGAGCACGTCGGCGATGGCCTCGCAGATCTGGTCGAATTGTTCTTCGTAGATCTCGGCGTCGGCCTCGCTGTCGACGAAGCAGACTTCGATGAGTATCGCGGGCTCGATGGTGCCGTTGAGAAACGCGAGGTCGGTGCGCTTTTTCGGGCCCCGGTCGATGAAGCCGCAGGAGGCAATAGCCGCTGAGACTTCGGCAGCCAGCGCCTGCTGCGTGACGTAGAGCACCTCGGTGCCCATCGGCTTGGTGACTTGTTCGTAGGCGTTGAAGTGCACGGAGATATCAAGATCGTGCGGGCCCTGCGCGTTGTGCCAGTCGACGAGCCGGTCGAGGTTCTCGCTTTGCGTCTGGCTGATGGTGTCTTCGTAGGTCACGACGCCGACGCCGCGGCGCGAGAGTTCTCTGCCGAGGGCCGCGACCATCAGCACCGCCTCGTCGTGCTCGATCAGGATGCCGCAGGCCCCGGGGACATACTTGCCGTGTCCCGAACTGATGGCGATCTTCATGGCGGTTTCTTCCCTAGTTCGCGCGTCATCACGTCAACGATGCGCTTGATGCTGTCCTCGTTCTTCTCCGTGGCCTGTTGCAGCGTGGCGATCTTCAGCTTCATCTCCTCCATGCGCGCCACGGTGTACTCGGCACCGCGATGCTCCATCGTGAACACGCGGGTCTCCAGCTTCACCATGTAGGCCAGCATGCTCGCGCCGCCCGCGCCAAGCGCGATGAACTGCGCGATCAGGAAGTAGATCAGCGTCGAGTTTTGTCTGAACCAATTTCTGGCTCCATCAACCACTACAGCCTCGCATTAGCAGTGACGTGGCCGATAAAATTTGGTCCAGCAGTTGCAGCAGTTGATGTGCCACCCCAGAACCGGATGCCGTTCGTGCTTGGATCGAGCAGAATGGGGGTAGCTTCGGTGCCGTTAGCTTGATCCCGTATCTTGTTGATCGCGCCAGTAGCCGATGAATAGCTTACGACGACAGGTGCAGCACGCATTTTAACCTTCCAGTTGAGGGATCGACCATGCGCGCCAGCTATTGCCGTGCTCATCGTAATGTTTATCTGTTCCGCGCCGACATTCGTTATCGTTCCCGGCACCACCCCCGGCTCGTAGGTCGTGTAGTAATAACGCTGACACGCTGCGAGTTCGGTCGGATAATCCGGTACCACAAACGCAGGTGCAGTGGTGCCCTCCGTCACCGACACGTCGAACAGTTCGAAGACGTTGCCAGCGGTGCCCATGAAGTTGAACTGGTTGGGCGAGCCGAACTTGGTCGCGGCCACCCAAGACCCGGCAGCCTGCTGGTACGTCGTGCCGCACATCAGCGTCCAACCAACAAAGAGCCCCGCCGTGTTGTCGGTGGCCCAAGTGCCGGTTTGATCGAGAGTGATGGTGACTGACTTCACGACGTCGGTGTTGGCTTCGCCCGCAGCAATCGTGTATTCGGCGACGTAACAGCGGGCAGCCGTGGTGTTGTACAGGTTGACGGAGTAAGTCCCGGCAGGGGCCTTCACGCCAAACTGGATCGTGATCGTCTTGGCTGAAGCCAAGCCCGACCGCAAGTCCGCTATCCGCAGCCCTTCGATGCCTTGGCGAACATAGAGATAATCAGTCGCAGCCACGGCGGCGTCAGCCACCGTCGCAGTGACGCGCAGCCGGTTTGGCGAGCCAGCGGGTGTAAGGCTTGCAACCTGCTGCGCAGTTTGCGTGCCTCCGTTGATGAAGCCGAGCATCCACTGGTCAACAGGATAGGCGGCGTTCGCTGTAACGGCGATCAGGGGGTTCTCTTGGCTGATCTGCATCGCGCCGTTGATGATGTAGTTCTTCTTCTGAACAGCAGTGGTGAGACCGCCCGTAACGTAGCGTCGCCTTGCACCAAGATAGCCGTAGACCCCCATCGTTGAGACGGCGAAGTGAACGCGCGCCGACAGGTAGACAACGGTCGGCACCGTGACGGTGATGAACCGGCTGCCAGCCAACGTGATGTCATTGGATGCCGACGAAGAATAGTTCATCAGCACCGACGCGCCGAAGTTAGACCCCGCCGGTTCAGCGGGCGGCAAAACAGTAGTGATGAAAGCTAAAATCTTGGAAACAGTGGTGCCGCCACCCGGCGCAAGCACGATGTTGCCCCACAATTCCCACTCGCCCGGTTGCAGCGTCACCTTGCAAATCTCGGCGTTGACCGCGCTTGTCAACGGCACAGCCGAACCCACCAAGCGATCCTGTTCCTGCAATTCGGTGCGCAGCGCAACGTCGGCACCGCCTCCCGCCGTTATCCACTTCTCGCCGTCCCACGTGTAGTTGCCTGAGACAGTGCCGACTGCGGGGGACGTGGGGAAATCAAATGGCATCGTTATGCCCCCACCCTGAAGCCGTTGAATTGCGTATTGAGCGTAGCGCCCTGCATCGTTGTGACACCTGTCGGCAGATACAAATACGGTTCGAGGTAGTCGGTCGAACCGTTCATGGCGACGAAGGTTTGGCAGATCATAACGATAGCACTCTGCATGCTGGTGGCTTGTATGTACGTGCCGTTCTTCAGGCGGTTGCCCACCGCAGAGCCGTTTTTGTGTATCGCGGGCTGGCAGCTTTCGTAGATCGAGCCTGTCACAAGCCCCACGGCACTCGCTGCCGTGAATGTCATTGAATAGACACCCGCGACTTGCGGCGTATATCTTCCGGTAGTGGTGTTGAACCAGCCATCGCTGTTGATCGACGCATTGGTGAAACTGGCTTTAGTGTAGTTCCCCGCAGTCATCCCGGTCTGATCGACGTTGTTGCGATCAGCCATGAACGCGCCG